GGATATTTTAAATGACTACTGAAGCGAGAGATGTGGCAATACAAGTTGAAGCTCAAGAGGATTTGTATTTCTTCTCTCGCTATATGTTCAAAGAACGTCGTAAGTATAAGTGGATGCATAACTGGCATCATCGGGTGGTCTGCGATGCACTTATGAAAGTTTTTCGCGGTGAAATAAAACGCTTAATCATTAATATTCCACCACGTTACTCCAAGACTGAATTGGCGGTAATTAATTTTATGGCTTGGTGCTTTGGTAAAGTGCCGGACTGCGAATTTATTCATGTGAGTTACTCTGCCACATTGGCTGCAAATAATGCATTTCAGACTCGTAATCTGGTCCAAGAGCCCGCTTTTAAAAAGATATTTCCCGACCTTATACTACGGGATGATAGTAAGGCTAAGGATGATTGGCGCACTGTTGCTGGTGGTGTGTGCTATGCACAGGGTACGGGCGGAACTATTACAGGTTTTGGTGCTGGCAAGATTAGAGAGTCTTTTGGGGGTGCAATCATTATTGATGACCCACATAAGGCAAGTGAAGCCAGCTCCGATACCATTCGTAAGAATGTCATTGAGTGGTTCCAAAATACACTTGAGTCTCGTACCAACTCACCAGATACACCAATCATTGTCATTATGCAGCGTTTGCATGAGGAAGATTTGGCAGGCTGGCTACTTGACGGCGGAAATGGTGAGGAATGGGAGCACTTAGAGCTTTCAGCTATTCAGCCTGATGGGTCAGCACTCTGGCCAGAGAAACATAGCATTGAAACGCTTGAAAGAATGGAGCTGGCAGCGCCGTATGTTTTTGCCGGCCAATATCGTCAGAGACCCTCACCACCAGCTGGTGGTTTTTTTAAGCCTGACAATATTGAAATTGTGGATGCATTACCTGCGGATATCACTCATCAGGTACGTGCTTGGGATTTAGCATCTTCTGAGAATGAAGGGGATTACACTGCAGGTGTCAAGGAAGCTAAAAGCCGAGATGGTTATATCTATATCGTCGATGTACAGCATGCTCAGCTAGGCCCTGACGGCGTTGAAAAACGCATCAAACAAACTGCGGAGCTGGATGGTAAGTCTGTAGCAATACGATTACCACAAGATCCGGGGCAAGCGGGTAAAGCTCAAGCGAAGAACTTCATTACCAAGCTATCTGGATTCAATGTAAAGGCAGAAACAGTATCGGGTGACAAGATTACTCGAGCTCAACCATTTGCAGCCCAAGTCAACGTAGGCAATGTGAAAATACTTCGTGGTGACTGGAATAAGGCATTCATTGAGGAATTACGAAACTTTCCCAATGGGAAACATGATGACCAGGTGGATGCCGGTAGCGATGCATTTAACGAGCTAAATGAAGCTAGAACTCCGAAAAAACCTGCAGGTGCAGGAAGTCGAACTTATTAAGGAACAAATATGGCAAAGTCTAAAAAAGACAAAGCGTCAAAGAAGGCTTTGTCTTATGGCAACTTATACACACAAGAGGCCGTTACTCAGTTTCTGGTAAATTTTGGCAAGCAGCCAGATACAGATGAAGTACTCCGTAAAGCTGGTATTACTCGTCATAGGTTACGTGTGCTACTCGATGATGATGAAATTGCACAAGTGGTTGAAACACGTATTGATGCACTACTTGCTACACCACTCAGAATTGAGCCGGGTGACACTAAAGAAGCTGAAATGCTGAATTTGGTACTCAAAGAATGGTTTCATGAGATTGCTACTGGTGCAATGAGTGCGCTGTTCTTTGGTTATTCAGTTCAAGAAGCTGTATATGAAGTTAAGCCTGAAGGTTATGTGGGCCTGCAGTGGATTGGTGAAAAGCCGATGCAGTGGTTTGAGCCTAAAAATGATGGTCGTTTGATTTATAGACAGGATGGCATTAACGGTGAGCATGAGGTAGACCAGGTATTCAAATTTTTCCTGACACGCCGTAAAGCCTCTTATGAGCAGCCTTACGGAAAAGCACTTCTAGCAACTCTCTACTGGCTATTTTTCTTTAAGCAGAACGGCTTTAAGTTCTGGGCTAAATTTCTGGAACGTTTCGGCACACCGATCTTACTGGGTAAATGTAAAGATACTGAAACGGATGATATGAGCAAAGCATTATTAAATGCCCATGCTCAAAGCGTCTTATCAATTGATATAGAGGATGATGTGCAAATACTCTCTGCACCAGGAACAAATGGTTCAGCGGGTGCAGCATTTGAAGCATTCAATAATCAGCTGATTCGCCAGATTCAGAAAGTTGTATTAGGGCAGACGCTTACCAGCAGTACGGATGGGAAAGGAAGTTACAGCCTTGGCCAAGTACATGAAAATGTCCGGATGGATAAGCTCAAGTCCGATATTCGACTTGTAACTCCTACACTACAAGCTGTAGTTAATGCATTATGCGCTTTAAACGGTTGGGGTGAGTATGAAGTGATGCTAGGTGAAAAGCCTAAACCACTTAACAAAGAGCAGGCCGAACGGGATGTTCACCTGAAAAATGCAGGTGCAAACTTATCGGATGACTACTTTATTCGCGAGTATGGCTTGCAAGAGGGTGATCTAAAGTCTGTAACTGACTTGAACCAACCCGATCTGCAGTTTAAGGCTTTACCCCATAAAGCCTTTAGCTTTGCAGCAACTACCAGAAAGCTATCACCTGAACAGCAGGAAGTAGAAGAGTTGACTGATGCACAGCGCAATATTGAACTCTTAAGCAATGATCAGGTAAACGAGCTCCTGCAGAAGAGTGAAACACCAGAAGATCTAGCCTTTCATCTAATACAGCTTATGCCTGAGGCCAGTCAGTCTCAGTTCACGGCGAATCTGGAACGGGCTTTATATGCAGGTGATGTGCTGGGGTATGTGATGGCGAGTGGAGGGAAGTGATGGAAGATATTCAGACGTTATATGATGAGTTTGAAGAGTTTTGCACCAAATATTGTGGACTGGTTTTCGATGAATTCTCAATATATCAGCGTAAGAAATTGGGCCATTACTTTGATATTCGTGATGAATATTTCAAGCTTTGGCTGAATGCAAGGCATGTTTATAGTAAGGATTCTGCCAATGCAACCAGTCACATTTCTTGAGGCCTTACAGTTTGCCCGGTCTCGTAAAATCGTATTGCCTGATGAGTTTTACTCTCTGGACCTCAAGACACGACAACTGGCCACCACGGTCAGTTTTTTATCGAGCATAGAACAGATCCAGACTGTGATAGCCGCTGTAAACAAGGCCATTGCAGATGGCTCGACATTTGAGGACTTTAAGAAAGTGGTCGCTGAAAATGAGATCAAGCTCAGTGAGCCTTATCTCAAGAATGTTTTTAGGACCAATATTCAGACGGCGTATAGTCATGGACGCTGGCAACAGCAGCAACGCAATAGGGACAAACGACCATACCTGATGTATTCAGCTATCGATGATAGCCGGGTCCGTCCAAGTCACCTGGCATTAAATCGGATTATTCGTCATATCGATGATCCATTCTGGCTCATGTATTACCCGCCGTGGAGCTTCATGTGTCGCTGTACAGTGATTGCCTTAACCGAGAAGCAGGCATTGAAATATGGTATTACGCCAGATGATCAGCTACCGGAAGTGGCTGAGGAAATGGGATGGAGTACCAGTCCAATGACCTATGGCGATCTATCTGGTCTGGTGGACCAGAAGATTCTGGATTCTGACCTGGATAAAGCATTTTTGCTGGAGCAGAAAGAGATCATCAAGGCCGAGTGGACAGCAAGTAAAAGGCTGGCCAGTTTATTTGCTCCAATGGATGATAGTACCCGGGACTTATTTGATGTGGTGGCCAATACAGTTATTCCACTTGATCCAGATATCCGGCCAAGTGCGATTCGTACATTTTTGGACTATATACAGGGCAATGATTCAGCTCTTACGGCGCAGTTAAAGCAACCACCTATCACTTTGGCTGAGGAAGTACTTAAACGCTGGTTGAAGGAGGATTTAGGCAGGCTACAGGCAGTAGCATCAAATAGTGCAACTACAGTGGCCGGATCAGCTTCACTAGCGTACGCTGCATCATTGGAGGTAGGTAAGGTCATTACACTGGATGCACCATTACTATTAGCAGATTCTGGCTCAAATATCTTGATTCAGATTGAGAATGCTAAAGGGTTAGGTATTGATCTGGAAAAGTTAAATGCAGGGCAAGGCGTACTGTTTCCTTTAGGCATATCTTTTCAGGTAGTTTCAAGGGAAATAGCGAATGGCCAAATGGTTTATACACTGAAAGCCTTAACTAACTAAACTTAGGAAATTAATTTGAACCACTCCATTCGGGGTGGTTTTTTTATGGAGCATGAAAAATGCCAGATCCAAAT